TGCATTTTGGATAGCTTCGCATCTGTTTCTGCTGTAATTTTAGCATTTTCTTGGCGTAATGCTTCTAATTCTTCTTGTCTTTGTGCTACTTCGGCAGAATCAGACGCTAAATTCAAGAAAGCCTTAGCTTTTAAGCGAAAATTATGGGGTGACATACCAGCTACCATGCCAATTCTTTGCAGTTGTTGGTCAGAACAGTCAGCAATAGATTCAACTGTGTGGAATTTAAGTCCACGCAATTCTTCAGCTTGACTGCGAGTAATCTGAGGCCATTGTTCTAATGGTGTTCCAACAATGTTTTCATGGTTTGCAACTTGATTCTGATAATGCGCCCATTGACGGGGAAAGCGTGCTTTGTGTGATTCTTGGGCATAAGTGTCAATTTCTGTCAGATTATCTCCAGGAATCATAATCCTTACAAAGTCGAATTCTTTAAAAATAGGTCTGCCAGCAGCATTTGATTCGTCATCTTGCTTTACTGACTTTTTATAGAACTGGACTGCTAGTCGTGCGTCTGCACCTTGAACATCGCTATCAATAGCCATTTAATTCTCCTAAAGTGGTTTAGGTACTACAGTTAAAAGAAAAGGGACTCCCCTTGTGAGAGAGTCCCAGTTTTTACTACATTATCTGTTGATTAAACAGATGCAATAGAGAACCAGCCATAGTCACCAGAAGCCATAGAAGCTGCTGTGAAATATGAACCAGCACCCAAAGTCGCTTGGAATGTTGAAGCATTTACTACAACGGTTGCTGAAGATGCTGCAATAGCTACACCTGCTTGACCGTAAACATAACGCTTACCATCTGATGCAAATGTTTCTGCACCTAATGGGCCAAATGAAGGCAAACTGCCTGATGCTACTGTTTGAGGTGCTGTCAAATTAACACCTGCGATTGGAAGAACTGAATATGCCATGATATTTTCCTTAAATAATTAAATAGACTGTTAAAACAGGGGTTTCCCCCTATTTATTAACTACCAGTCAACAAGCCTTGTAGGAAGCTGTTTGAAGTTGTAAGATTCCCGGCCCAGCCATACAATTTTACAATCGCATCCTGGTTGATAGCCTGACGCTCGCCACCGATAGGTACAAAGTTACGCTCTTTATGTGGGCGTAGGAAGATGTAATTGGTGTTCAACATATACATATATGTAGCTGTTTCTTGAGCACCATAACCACCGCCTAATACCACATCAGCAGATGTACCACCACCGTAGAACTTCAATGAAGCAAAACCAGCAGCGCCTGATTCCTCAGAAGCGATACGCTGAATAGCTTGCAAAGCGCCTACATAGTAACCATACAAAGTGTTACCAGCAACAATTAAGTCAGCCTTGTCTGTACCACGAATCTGCTTGATAGCAGCAGTAGTCATCGCAGCAAGGATGGTTGTTGAGGAAGTAGCACCAGTAGTGATTTGGTTCTGCCAGAATGTCCAAGTAGCACGGTTAATACCACCGTAAGTACCAGATGTAGGAGAAACTGCAACAGCAGCGCCCAAACCATCTAAGTTCTTACCACCGTTACCAGTACCATCACCGTACAAGTCACCAGAAATGCGGTTAAGCAAACGGGCTTCAGAAACTTGCATACGACCATCTAACAAGTCGATGATTGCTTCTTTAGAACTGTTTTGCAACATTTCTAGACCAGACATTGTTACTGAGTCTGCGTACTGTGCAATTTTGAACTGAGCAGCAGAAATAGGGCTATCTGGAGCGATGTTCAATACTTCATATCCTGAATAGGAGTTTGCGTTGTTGGTTGACGCATCATCGTACATAATTTCTTGGAGGATTACATTACCGCCTGAGAAAGGCTTAATGTTACCCTTTTGATTTAAACGAGTAAGAATTGCGTTGTTTTGTGTTAAGTTATCTGCCAAATCACCGCTACGACTTTGAATAGTGGTAGCGATAATATCGGTGATTGCTGAGTTAGCAAATGCCATGATTATTATCCTTAAAAATGTTAATTAGTTAAACCCTACGACTCATTGCTTCGCCTAATTGTTCGGCTATCATTGAGCGTCTATCCTTTTTATCGCCTGAGTCTGCCACTTTTCCACTAGGTGTAGTAGATTTCGGACTTACCGCAGCCGCCTTCGCTTTCTGTACTTGCTGCGCTTTGATTAACGCTTGTTTGGAATCCTTCAGGAGTCTGTCCTGTTCTAATGCCCAAACTTCATCATTCATACGCACAGCTTTCTTGTAAGCTGTTTCTAGGTCTTGGGCTTTCCCTAACTCAAGTAATTGAGCCATTTCTTCCCTTACCACATCAAAATGCGGAAACTTCTCCACATCACTTCGTACTCTTTCAATTTCACCCATTAAGCGTTGATTTTCCTCTTGGGCAAACCGACCTTTAATAGATGAAACTTCCTGATTTACCTGATTTAACTGGTACATCAGTTGTTGAGTGTATGGGTCAAGCTGTTGTGCTTGAACAACACTTTCACCATTTAATTGTATTCCATATTCTTGTGCAAGTCTTTGAAAAATTTGTACTTTCTGGTCATAAGGCGCATTTGTCAGAATTTGGTCAGCCCTAGCCAAGTTTTGAATGTACTGTACAGGCTTAATATTGCGTCTTTCTAAGTCAGGTACAAATGGCGCTACTGCCTGTTCATACTCTTTAGCCCTATCAGCTTCAGCTTTATAAGTAGAAACGCCTTTTTTATACTCTGATTCACGCTGATTAGCATATTCAGCAAATTTAACAAAGTCATCCTTGTTAATTTGTTCGCCTTTTTCTAGCTTATCCCAGATATTGACATATTCTTTCTTCCAGGTTGAAGGGCGAGTTATCTTTTCCTGCGGTATCTCATCCTCAGCCTCAGACTCAGTAGCTTCAATGACTTCGGAAGGTTCTTCGTGGTCTGATTCGCTAACTTTCTCTTTAGCGGATTCTTCGGAAATATTGTCCGTTTCAGGCACTTCAATGTCTTTTTCGATAGGTGCTTCAAGAGTGCCTTCTTCTGCTGCTTCTAGTGCAGCTTCTAACATATCCCTACGGTCTAATTCTGCCATGATTTTTCCTAGTATTTAAGTTTTTCGTATGCTATTTCAGCTATTTGACGCTTTCGTGCTTCTTGGGACTTTTTACTAATTTCTACGGCTTTTCTTTCCATAGGTACATCGTTGCCTAATTCAATACAATGGTTGCGTTTTAGGTTCTCTCTATGCTTAGAACGACTTGAAATCCATGTGCCATCTGCCATGCTAATGTGGCCTTGAATATCAGACATCACCATGTGGGTAGTCTGTCTAGGGGCATTTTGCTTCTCTAACCATGACTTTTTAGCTTCTTCGAGTCCCAAAGTGGGAGTCCATATTTCCATGAAATAATCTTCATCGCTAAGTTTTGCAACATGATTTCCTTCTTCATATCCGCAATTTGGGCATTTCATTACATTCTCCTTATTTATGTCTAGAAAAACTGCCATAATTGGTGTAAATAATCTTTTGTAATCATTTTTACATTCGCTTTATAAGTTCAGGGATTTGGTCATATTCGTGGGGTCTTAAAGCAACTACAGAATCGTACCATCTGCCATTCTTCCAACGCCAGCAGACAAATTCTTCTTTAGGTAACAAAACAATGGTTTTAATGCCCAATGCGCCTGCAAGATGGGCTGTTCCTGTATCAACTGTAACAATGCCTTTACACGCTTTCATGTGGCTTGCAGACTTATTCCAGTCTGTTTTCCAACCATCGTCAGGTAAAGAGTTAAATACACCATCAGTTTTAGGGTTTAAGCTGTAGCAATCGCTTCCTACGAGCTTTTCCATCTCACGCATATCTATAGACTTGATGTAGTACAAAATCTGCTTAGAAGCCTCCCAATTCACTCCAATCTTGGGTGGAATATTGCTAGGAATAGCGTGTAAATAACCTTCAGAACCTACTATTTTCTTAGTAGTAACAGGAAATAGATTTTTAGCAATAGGATGCGAAACAGACAAATAATAGGGTAAAGACATTAAGCCAATCCAATAATCTGACTCTGTTGCTACACCTATATCGACTTCATTTGTAAAGACATCTACAGCGTCTATTTGACCTAATAAGTAATGAAGTGAGCCTTCTTGTAGGACTACGACCTTTTTAGCGCCCAATACCTTTAATGCAGGCAAGAATCTAGCAAACATAATAATGTCACCAAAGCCTTGTTCTACCTGTACAGTAATGGTTTTCCCTAATAAAGATTGACCTTCCCATACTGGGATTTTTAGCGCAGGTCTAGTAGGTGAGGGTTCATTTTTAATGATGTCCTCATGCCAGCGATATTCGTATAACTTAAAACCTTGTTCATATCTGCCAGCGTGTAAGTGTTTAGAGGCTAGGCTAAATTGCTCTTGGGGGTTTACAGTAGTAATAGTATGGCTTCCTCATCGTCTAGTTCTGCTTGTCGTTTGGCTTCGAGTATTGCAATCTCCTGCTCTAAGCGGAGTTTTGCTTCTCTCATTGCTACTGCGGTTTGCAGGTCTTGTTGCTGTCTAACAAGATTAGCGATGTATCGGTCAATATTTGCTAGGTTTGACGGTATATCAACGCTAACTTCTTGATTGGATTGTACTTTATTTTGTTGTATTGGCGCAACTGGTTTAGGGTCAACTAAATCAGCAATAGTTTGCTTACGATTTTTTGCATCTGCTTTAAGTGCTTCAATGCGTTTTTCTTCAGCTTTTCTACGCTTTTTATCTAATGCTTTGTAGCGCTTCCATTCTTCTGGTGTCCAACCATCACCACCTGTAGGGCCAGAAGGCGTAGGTGGAGTGATAACAATCTGAAATGCGTTATTTTGAAACGCAGTAGGTTGAAAAGCAGTTTGAAACATTAGGCCGTGTAACTACCGCTAGAAGTAAACGACAATATAGTGTTGCTACCTGAAGTAGTAACTGTAGGGCTTCCAGTAGTTGTGCCTGAATATGAAGCCGTTGGGACAGAAACAATAACAATACCTGAACCGCCTGCTCCTGATGTAAATCCACCTGAATCATTTACATCTCGAACGCCACCACCACCACCACCTGTGTTTGCAGTTCCGCTTGTTGCTGGGGTAAATCCTTGAGAATTTCCAGCACCACCACCACCAGTACCACCTGCACCATTTGATGTGTTGCCACCACCACCACCACCGCCAGCGTAATAAACTGATGAGCCAGTAATAGTAGAAATTGCCCCTATACCACCATTACCGCCAGTATTTCCTGAATCTGCACCACCAACAGCACCTGCTCCACCGCCACCTGCGCCATTTGCATTTCCTGAGTTATTGCCACCAGCGTATCCTTGTCCAGTAGTTCCTGAACCACCTGTGCCGCCATTATATGAACCGCCACCACCTGAACCGCCTGATTTTGCGGCAAGCCCGCTATATGCTCCGCCACCACCACCGCCAATAGCAGTTTGACTAAAAGCACTTGAATTTGAACCACTATTTCCAGCTACACCTGCTCCACCAGAATCAGTAACAGCCGCACCACCAGCCCCTACTGTAATTGTATAAGCTGTTCCAACAGAAAGCGTTGTTGAACCAGTAAGAAGTCCACCACCGCCACCACCAGCACCAACTCTAGCACCACCAGCGCCACCGCCAGCAACTATTAAATAAGATGCTGAATAAGTTTGACTAGTAATGCCAGTCCAAGCTACTCCTGACCATATTTCAGCTTGATTTAATGTGGTGTTATAACCAAATTGCCCCAGCGCAGGACTTGACGGCCTACCAGCAGTAGTCCATTGTGCAGGAGCAATACTTCGTGTGCCGTCAATAATTACAGTCATTACACTACCTCAACCCAAGAAGTTGTTGGCTCATCCCATTTGTATGCTTTGCCATCTTCAGGCATGGGTGTTGGTGCTTCCCAAGTCCAAGTGTCTTTATTTAAAGTCCAACTTGCAAAAGGTTGTGGCGCATAAAACACATCATTAGCTTGGTCGTATGTGTAACCTACACCAGCATAGTTGCCACGCAAAGGTGTGCCACCCAATAAGTGCTTGCCACCTATTGTGTTGTAGCTAGTTTGCAGCCAAGTGCCAGGACTTGAATCTACGAATGTTGTAAAAAAGTCAGGTTCAGCAACGATTACTTGCGTTACTTTACCATCTACTACTTTTGCAAAATGTCCCATAATTAACCTACCATCCAAGTTGTTCCATTGTCATAAACTGGCACAGTAATAGCGCCACCACCAACTACTGCTGTTAAAGCAACAGGCGTTAAAGCATTAGAAACAAATGCCCTTCTTCCTGCTGTTCCTGCTGCTGGTAAAGTTGATACTGTATAAACAGGCATTTTTACCCAACCAGCAAATGTAGAATTTTGGCTTGTATCAATAGTTAATGCAGTTGTAGTGCCATTAGTTTGCACTACCAACTGACCTGATGTATCAGGATTTACGCTAAACGCTGTTCCGCTAGTTGTTCCTGCTGAAATTATGGTACTCATGCTGTGTAGCTTCCTGATGAGGTAAATTTAATTACTGTATTAGAACCACTTGTAGTCACAATTGGACTACCTGTAGTTGTGCCTGAATAATTAGATGTTGGAACAGAAATAATAACTACTCCTGAACCTCCAGCACCACCAGCATAACCAGTTGACCCATTTCCAAAGCCACCACCACCACCACCACCTGTGTTGGCTGTTCCTGCTGTACCTGCTCCTGAATTAGAGCCTGCTCCACCACCGCCATTTCCACCTGCGCCAGCAGTTCCACCAGTATATGTTCCGCCACCACCACCGCCTGCATAAGTTACTGATGAGCCAGTAATTGACGATGCTGTTCCGTTTCCTCCAGCTCCACCAGTAGTGTTTGTTCCATTAGCACCTACAGCACTAGAGCCACCTCCACCACCACCACCATAATTAGGGCTTGAAGAGCTTCCAGTTCCTCCAGAATTTCCTTGGCCGTTAGTTCCTGAGCCACTTGCCGCTTCAGCTCCACCACCGCCTGAACCGCCTGACAAACCAGCGTTTACATATCCTCCCCCTCCGCCACCACCTAAAGAAGAAAAACCAAAAACACTTGAATTTGAACCTGTAACGCCAAAATTTGGCGCAAGTGCTCCAGTTGCTCCAGCTCCACCAGCACCAACAGTAACTGAATAAGTATTTCCTAAAGTTAAAGTATTAGTTCCAGTTAAATATCCGCCTGCTCCGCCTCCACCAGCATCAGAAGAGCCACCACCGCCTCCACCCCCAACAATTAAATAAGATGCTGAATATCCAACAATCATATTTCCAGTAACAGCGGGAATAGTAATAGTATTTGTTCCAGCTACGGCTGGTACTGCTAGAGTAATAGCGCCACTTGTATCACCTGATATAACGACTGAACTCATTAAATTACCACCCATCTTGAGCCTGACGGCACGGTTACAGACTGCCCTGAAGCTACTGTTACAGGGCCTACGGACATTGCATTATAGCCACTTGTAATAGAAAAACTTGCGCCAATCGAGGCGTTTGACTGCAATATGCCATTGCTTGCAGATAAGTTTGGAGCAGTTAATGTTGAGTTAGCATAAGTAAAGCTAGATGAAGCACCAAAAGCACCAGCATTGTTGTATTGCACTTGAGTTGTAGAACCAGCAGGAGTAGCCGCTACTGTTGCCCAAGTACCATCACCACGCAAATAAGTCGCAGAAGATGGAGTTCCTGTAACAATACCCACAGCAGTTGCAGAGCTTAATAAGTTATTTGAAGAAGCAGTAGAGCCAGCAGGCAAAGTAACAGCAGTATTAGCCGTAGCTGTATAAGATTGTGTAAATGCACCTGCATGGGTTAAATTACCAGCAACAGTAATGGTATTTGAACCGTTATTGACGCCTGTACCACCATAAGTGCCACCAATTAAACCAACATCTCCAGAACCTAATAAAGAAACTCCAGCAACAGTTTTAATGTTTGTGCCGCTTACTAATGTGGCTTGTTTACCATTAAATGTTGACCAGTCTGTAGATGACAAAGCACCACGATTAGAAGCTGAAGCAGTTGGTACTTGTAGCGTGATTACAGGGGTTGTAGTACCTGTAGCTACAGTAGATGATAGGTCAGTACCAGTTGTGCCTAAAGTCAGCGCAGCTACGCTTGTAACTGTTCCGTTAGTATTGGATTTACCATTAAATGTATTCCAATCAGTTGATGTCAAATAACCGCTTACAGAAGTCGTTGCGGCTGGCATAGAAATAACTGGTGCTGTACCACCACTTGAAACTACAGGGCTTGTTGCAGTAACTCCTGTAACTGTTCCTGTATTTCCTGTTAATAGAACTCCGTTAGCTGTTACTGTGCCTGTCGTAGCCAATGCGCCTGTACTAGACAATTCCATTAACTTAGTTGTTGCTAAGCCTGCATTAAACCATTGAAAGCCATCACCGCCAAAGTCGCTAAAACGACCCCAACCTGTTGAATAATCCATTACAAGACCATCTGTAGGAGATGAACCTGTAAATGTGCCAGTAATGACAATGCCAGCAGATGATGTGACATTAGTCAAATTAGTGACATTAGCTGTCAATACATCAAAAGTACCATCACCAGCAGTTGAACCACCGATTGCTACTGCATTTAATGTACCACCAGTAATCGTTACATTATTAGCATTTTGCGTTGCAATAGTTCCTGCACCTAAGCCAGAAAGAGTAATGTTAACTGCGCCTGTTTGACCATTTACGCTTGTAACAGCGTCAGTATTGTCTATTTTTTGCCATGCTGTGCCGTTATATACAGCCCAATCGCTAACTTTCCAATCAGTAATACCATTGAGATTAGTGCTACCAGCAACGCTAACGACATAATAATATCCTTTAGTACCCACGCTGGAAGTGAGTGTAGGGCTATTTGTAGTGGCATTCCATGTTCCTTGATAGTTCAAGTCACCTAATGGGGGAAGCTGAGATAATGGTACTTGTCCACCAGAGTCTAAAGTCGCTACACCATTAGCAACACCAGCATCTAAAGATGCAGCAGTACCAACACCGACTAAAGTATGGGTAGCGTTCCAATCTGACGGCCTAACTACCGATGTGTCAGTCCCATCAGGTATCGTTGAAACCTTACTATGTGTGACGGATATTGTCATTGAACACCTATAATTTTGCCATCAGCGCCACGAATAACTTGCTTTGGTCTATTGTGTTGTTCATTAATAGTATTTACTAAAGAACTAATAGCTTGAGCCATTTGTTGATTTCCTTGTCCGATTGCGTTGGCAATAGGCTGTAGGGGATGTTCCATTGAGTGCGCTAAATCTTCTTCTGAAAAATAAGCCTGCGTTCCATCATCTACACCAGCAGATATTCTAGCAGTTTCAATCTTAGCGCCATTGTTGATATGAGCTAACAATACTTGCGTGTTGCGCTCAGTCATCATCTTCATTTGTGCTACTTTTGACTGCATTTCTAAGTCTGCTTGATTGCGCTGTGATTCCAACTGGAATTTAAGTTGATTTTCTTGCGCCTGGTACTCTTGTTTAGCCTTTTCTAACTGCATTTGACCTTGCAACTTAGCCTGTTCAACTTGTGCTTGCATTTGAATCTGTTGCATTTTAGCTTGATTATCCATCTGTGCCTTCTGAATTTCAGGAGGAGGTGGCTTAGGCTGACCTTCAGATTGTTTAGCTTGTTCACGCAATTTATCAGCAGTTTCGTCAATAATGCCTTCTAACTGTTTGCCTGCTTTGAAGGCTGTTACACCAAATTTAAGCATTTCAATCGCCATAGGTGCGAGTTCAGGCTGTGCTTGAATCATTGGCACGGCTTGTTGAAAGAATGAACCTACAGCTTGCAAAAATGCCATTCTATCGGCTTTTTCTTGCTGTTCATCTTGGTAAATCATTGAATCAGAAGTCACTTCAATACGGAAGTTTTTGCTGGCTTCATCACGCAACAACTCTAATGCTTGTGGAATTAACTGTTTATCTTGGTCAGATAATTGCATTGCACCAGAAATCTTGACAATCGTTTCATCTGTAAAATGATTGCAGATAATCTGTGCTTTAATTGACAATAAGCTAGTAGCAAAGTCAACTACTGCGTGTTGCTGAGTCTTTAAGCGACCCATAGCGTTGTTTGACTTGATAATTTGTGCGCCAAGCGTTTCATTAGGGTCAGTCTGACCACGCTGAATGTCGGCAATACCCATTAATTCATATATTTGAGCTTTTACTTGCTCCATTGCTGTGTAGCAAGACTGCAATGCAGTAGCAAATGGGGTAATGTCAACTAAATCAATCGCACCTTTCATGCCTTGCTTTTCAGCAAATGCCATCCAGTTGTGTACAGGTATTAAAGTGTTGTTTTCGCCTTCAGAAAATAAGCGTTGTAATTCACTAGATGAAGCGTCATAGACACCACGCACTTTTAAAGCGTTGATTAAACCATCAATACGGTCACATAAAGCGTCTAATTCTCTAGCTTGGTCTTGATATATAACAAAGTCAGGAATAGGCTCTAAAGAGTCTGTAGTGAGTGTTGCATATAGTGGTTTAGGGCAAGGCCAAAAGTTTTCAAGCTGTAAAGGGTCATCTCTTTCATCAAGAATCTTTCCTAATGACTTGCTAATCCATAATACTTTGCCTGTTTCTTTGTCCCAGATTTCGTATATTAGCGCTTCATATACTCCATCATCTGACTTATAAGATTGTTTTAAATCATCAGGTTTTGTATCCAATGGGATTTTATAGCCTAATTCTTCGCCAAAACGCTCAACCAATGCCGAGCGTGACATATATACTCTGCGCCATACGGCTGTGACTTCTTCCCAGGTTCTAGCAATCGTATGTCCAAAATCTTTCCAATGGACATAATCAACAGGGCAACACTCATACTCAATGCGTTCTTGAGATTCGTTTTCAATACCACTTTCTGTTTCAGCTTCATCACTATCTTCTGTGATTTCATAACCATCTTCAGGTTCATCAGCTTGTTCGCCTACAATATGTGGCTCATAGCGCACCCAAGCTACACCACGACCACCCAATAAGCGGTCTAGCACAGCGTTATTCATAGCTGATTTGTAGTCACCATAGTGTTCTAATTCAAACTCTAACGCCCGTTCTAACATCATTGAGGCTACACGACCAATAGGGTCGCTATCTCTAAATCTACGGCTTACATCAGGTCTAGGAAGTCTAGCAAAGATAGCTGGCTGGATGGTTTGAACATTAGACCAAAGAATATTAAATCTAGCATTAGGATTGCGGTCATAACGACTATCATCCTTGTATTTCTTTACAATGCGGTCAACTCTGGATTCCCAACGCTTATATGAGCGTTCATAGCCCATTACTGTTTTGTACCAATCTTCATAACTGTGGTTTACAGTTGCCTTATCATTCGCCATTAATATCTCCTATTCACTATCGTTTTTGTGTCTTTCCACATATCGTTTAGTGATACTTCCGTCTGTCCTACAAACAGCCCTTTAATCGAGTCATCTTTATGGGGCAACTTAGCTTCTTCTTTCCAAGCAATACTTAGCATCCTAAAAGCATCTGCACCATGAGAAGTCCAATCGTGTCTAGGTTTATCCCTAAAGACCTTCTTGTCCTCATCGTACTCACGCTGGTATTGCCGTAAACATTCAATGCCATCCTCACATCTATGGTCAAACCAAGCCCTTGTTAAAGCTAATCGAGTTGCTTGTATTCCATCTTGCAATGACAACATTGGTACAATTTTCATAGATTTTAACGCAATTTTGTCTGAAAGTTGCTCAATTATGCTTCTATTTGAAGCTAAAGTCTTAGCACGAGCATCATGGGGTAAATAATGAGTGCCGTAGTGATAGCCTCTTTCGTGTTCTCTGTTTGCAATAATGCCAGCATAGAAAGCTACTGGTTGACCATTGGATGAATGGTAATCAAGCATACGAATCTCGCCATGCACGACTTGAAACCACCAAATAGCGGTATCGTCTGAATAACCCAAGTCCCATGCTGTATGCACAGGAAACATAGGGTCATAGTCAACATTAGTAACTCTGCCTTGGTCGGTAAGTTGGCGCATCTCTTTGCCGTAGAAAGCGCCTAAAATGGCTGATTCAAAGTCACACTCAAACTCTTGCAAGTATTGGTCTTGCGTCATTGACTTGGCAGCATCATCTAACTCACTCTTAGGCAGTAAGCCTGTTTGACTAGCCCTTAGAGTCTTGGCATACCAATCGTCTGACTTAATGGCGTTGCTATAGATGTCCCAGAAGGCGTTATGACCTTTAGGCGTTCCAATAAAAACTGCCCATCCGAGTCTATCTGCCAGCAAAGGCCGAATAATCTCACCCCAAATACGAGGGCGCATATCTGCATATTCATCTAAGACAATCCCATCAAGGTATAAACCACGAAGAGAGTCAGCATTATCAGCACCAAACAACCTAATCCTTGCGCCATTTATAAGTTCCACCCATAGTTCAGATTGATTAGCTTTAGCCATTACAGGCTTACTAAATCTTAATAGGTAGTCCCAGGCGATATTCTTGGCTTGGCTGTAATATGGTGCAACATAAGCGTAGCGACCATCATTTTTGCCCTCTATTAGGGCTTTATAGATTAATTCATTAATGCAGCTAACAGTTTTGCCACATCTACGGTGGGCAACAATAACAGCCCAACGCTGCTGTCTTTCATGGAAATCTAGGAATACATCACGAGGTTGGTAGTCTAACTCTACCTCTTGGACTATTTCTTCCAAGACACCACCATGCGTACAGGAACATCCTCATTACCTTCAAGGGTAGTATTAGAAAGGTCAGGAGCAACCTTTTTAAGCAATATTTCAGCAGCTTTAAGTTGAGTGGGCTTCATATCAATCTCATCGTTTACATGCTTTACAAGCCTATCAATGATATTGGCTATCTGAATTTTATCTTTCCAAGCCTGCGTGAGGTTTAGTTTCTTCCTAGCAGCCATATTGAACCCCATAAGCATTTAATTCTTGTTTTAAGAGCTGTTCTATTTTGGGGGATTTTCTAATATTTGTTAAAACTGATGGAAACATGGTGTTATATAGGGAATTAATACATGCCTTCATAACCTTTCCATAAGTGCCATCTACATCACTAATACTTGCTTTTAAAGTACCATGTTTGCTGTTCTTATACCAAAAGGCAAACTCACCCATGTATTTTTGTATTGCTTGATAGTTTTCTGTAGCAATTTCTAATAATGGTCTTGGAATAGGTAATGGCATTTCTAATTGGTATTGAGCAGGGGTCTTTTCCATTCTCCCTACAACATTAGTTAAATTAGGTGTGCTAGAAATTAAATCGAACTCTATTTGATAAGCGTATTCCTCATCACAAAAATAAGCTATTTTTTTCTTAATTATATTTAAACCAGAATTGCGTATCTTATTGATTTTATGGCATTTATACGAGCATACCCCTTTCAAGGCTTCCTTTTCATGCTCATGGATTCTATCTTGTGTGCCTTTCCCAATATAAAACACCTCATTGTTACGAGGGTCTATTAGTTGGTACACATACCATTTGTATTCTTTTTTGTCCATATAATCTCAAGTAATTGATTTATAAGGGTTTAATTCTACTACAGTTTAGCCAACAATATCAGGGTCGTGGTATTTGTTCATAGCCTTAGACAATGCTTCTTTACGCTTTAGTCTTTGATTAACCTTCTTATTGAGTATGTCAGTCTTACTATTAACTGTTTCTTCAGGCTTCTTTGTATTTGGGCGGCCTACTACAGACTTATTAGTAAACATTACATTTCACCCATTTCAGCTTTTTTAGACTCTTTTTTAACATCTGTCTTTTCTTCGGCTGATTTCATGTGTTTAGCGTATTGTTCTTCTAATTTAGCTTTACGACTGCCTTTAGAGTGCGCCCGTTGTTCACTTAATGCGATTGCCAATGCTTGTTTCTTAGGTTTTCCTGCGGCAACTTCAGTTTTATAGTTTTTACCTACGCTTTGGGCTGACCCACTTTTGTCCATTGGCATGATTATTCCTTAATAATGGCGAGCAAATTCACCGTGTAATTTATTTCTTGCTTCAATTATAGCTATTTTTGCTTTTTCAATCTTATCAAAATAACCTATTGTGTATCTTTTATTTGGGGTTTGTATGTTTGCAACCCATTTTTTATGGGTTTTATGCCAAGAAACTCCCTTTACACCAGATTTATTGTTAATTGATAATTTTGAATTTTGACAATTTTCAGCGTTTGTAGCTTGGCGCAAATTTTCAATGTGGTTATTTAATGTATTTCCATCAATATGGTCTACTTGAATTGGTAAAAATCCATAATTGTATAAAAATATAAGCCTATGAATTAAATAGTTTTTATTATCAATTCTTACCCTTAAATACCCATGTTTTTCTAAAGTTCCAGCAATTTGACCGTTTAAATGGTTTTTACTTCTTCCTATAGAGTCAACAGTTTTGTTTTTCCATAACAAATTGCCGTCTTTGTAATCAAAGATTTCTTGTAAATATTTTTGGGTTATAATTTTTGAATCCATTGCAACTCCTTAACAGTTCATTGGTAGAAACCCTTAAGAAACTTCAATTTCTTAGGGGTTTTGCTTTATAGATTGTAACAAATCTTCAGCCTCTTGTACAGAATTGACCCTAGCGAGCATACCGCCAGTCCAGGTAGCAAAAAACTTAATTTGCTGGGGTGTAAACTTTTTGTCAGCGCCACTTTTAACTTCTAGTAAAATAGTTTGTCCGTCAAAACCTACAAGTAAATCCGTCATTCCTTTGCCTACAGCAGACAAATCAACGACAGTAGCCCCCATTGAGCGTAGTTTATTTACTACATCCTTTTGAATTAAATCAACTTTTTTAATATAAGACATAATTGTATGTTAGTGTTCTTTTACTTGTTAAGGGGAATTTAATGTACCATTTAAGCGATGAAGAATGGATTGCAGTCTGGAAAGAATGTGGTTCAGCCGTTGTAATGGCAACAAAAATAGGTGTTAGTCAGCGTTCAGTATATAACAGAAGAAGGTCAATAGAAGCAAGGCATAAGATTGAATTGCCTTCAGTAGATGACCAGCGTTTTGAC